AGTCATCTGGTAGGTAAGCATATACTTCATACCCTTTTCAGGGGGCATGTTCTGAACACTGTCGTAGTCCTTCTGGATAACCTTAGGGTCTATAACAAGCTTGTGCTGGTTCATGACAGGCTCTAGTGTGTCTATGATCCTGTGTTCCTTCTGCTTACTGTGCCTGACCTCCTCAAGGGCTGTAGGGTATGTTCTAAGCAAGTAGGGCTTAATAAGCTCCGTAAACATACCATCACCAAAGTTACTCTCAATCAATACCATATTAACTGAGTGTATCTTAGCGAGATCACAGAGATGCTGTAATGTAGTATCAGAGTATCCACCCTCAACACCACCAGCATCCACTACATACAAATAGCCGTTAAGCATCTTAACTACAGCATAAGCTGTTTCATCACTACCTCTACCAGAGGGGTCAATGGCTAAGACAGAGCCTGTGTAGTTACTCCTGCCCACTGTGTCTTCGGGGGCATAGAACTTATCCCCAGACAAGCCTACATTAGGCAGGTCGTGCATGGGCTTCATGATGCCATACACCATCTTCTCAGGGGCTGTGTCTTTATCACAGGAGTAAATTATCAGGTCGCTTAGTTTAAGCGGATATTTGTTCGCATCAGAAAGTGAAGTATCCAGCATAAACTGAAGAGCAAAACCACTTCTACCATAACTGAGTTCTCTTTCTAACAGGTCTTCGTCATCAAAGCGTTTAGGGTCCGTAGGAAGCCCGTACACGGCCTCTAGCTTATTTTGTAGGGTTTCATACAGCGCAGGTGCTAGACGGCCTCCATAGGCCTTCTCAGAGCGTTCCAGGGTAGGGTAACGTGCTGGCCACACTCTCATCTGGTATCCACGTGCTAAAAGAGCATTGTAGAGAGACATTTCGTTCTGGGGTGTACCTAGGTAGATAATCTTACCTTCAGGCTTCAGAACAGCATCAAATTCCTTGACGGTTTCCCCAAGTTTTTCCCGCATCATGTGCGTCATAGAGTTGTTAGGAACCTCAACGTCATCAGCAATGATAATGTCTGCACGTGAACCTGTAAGCTGTCCTGTGACACCTACAGACTTTACTGAGGGGCTACCAGATGCTTTGGCAGGTGCTACGTCAAAGGCGATCTTAGACCACCTCTGGCCTTCTGTAGCGACTAGGTGCTGACATATAGGTAGCTCCATAATGATACGCTGTGTGAAGGTTGAGAAGTCATCAGCACGTGCTTTAGACGCTGATACCACCATGAACTTTAGCTGGGGGTCCAGCAGCAGTTGGTGTACGACATAAGCAGCAGTGATGTAGGATTTACCTACACCACGGAACGCTTCAATGATACAACGCTTTGGGCTGTCCTGAAGATAGTTAGCAATGTCGTACTGAATAGGCGTAGGCTCTGGCAGTCCTAGATGCTGCCATACGAGATATGTAAAGTTCCTAAAGTCCTTGAGTTGTTCAGGAACCTTAGTCATCATAGATTACTTCGATATCGTGTGCGTGTGCATCATTTACTTTACACCAAACAGCATTAAGAGGTGCTACACCAAACTCCCACGTAGCAGCTTTATCGCCTACAGTAGTAGAACCATCAAGGTTAAGGCCGCTGGTAGGTGCTGTAGTATTATTACTAAAGCCTATAGTAATAGAGTGGTTGTCGTGGTCGTTTTGAATTACCAAATACATACGGCTTGGATTATCATCTAATATCTTTACCCAAGATTGGTCAGCAGGTAGCGTGACATTCTTAGATGTTAAACTTGCGTTATGGCCCCTCATTGTACTTGCTCCGCTACGTCAAATGGTAGTCCTTCTAGCAGATTAGCCATAGGGCTTTCTGCCATGATAACATCAAGGCTTGCGCCGTTGTCTTTAAGAAACTTAACAGCCACTGACAACTCACTGGCTGTAGCTTCCCCACTACGTACACGCAGCAGCAGTTCTTGAGTTACAGCTTCGTGCAGACTATCTATCTGTTGTTTTTCTGTCTTCATTTCTTCATCCTATATACTATATTGATGCCTGTGTTAATACCCACAGCTATCAATGTTAGTATCTGCAAAAATATGCTTATTATTTCTAGTTCCAACTTACTTCGTTTTTCCCTTAATCTTTTCTACAGTACGTAAACCACCAAGGCCAAGCATACCCATAAGGACGGTTAGAAGACTATCCATGTCGAATACTGGCAAGTCTGGTGCTGTTACCCCTGCGTAGGAAAACCCAAAGATTGTAATTGGTGCTAGGACAAAGTGCCATAACATTGCGAAAGAAAGTCCCCACCCAAGGAAGGGTCGCCAGCCAGCTACAAACATACTACGATGCTGTGCTTCAGCTTTGTTAATTTCTATCTGCCCCATGTTAGCTTCGTGAGCCTGACGAGTAGCTAGGGTAGCTATTTCATGTGCAAGGGCGTTCTTCTGATCTTTATCTTCAATAAATTTATCAAGAAGGCTTGATACTGGTCCTATTAGTGCCTGTAGCATCCTGCTTCTCCTTATTCTGTTTAGCCTGTTCTTCAGTTGTTCTGTCGTGCATATCCCACTTGCTCATCGTGACTCCTTGTTTTCGTGGCCCATCCAGATACCAAAGGCACCTGTCATGGCTCCCATTACAACGCTTACAAAGGCTGACTGTGCTGCTGTTGGGGCTTCCAAGTTCATAAACCACTCCGCACAACGCCAACTCATCAGGGTCATCGTTAGCATCATGAACCTTGGCAGTATTCTCCATTTAAGGAAAGTCTCCACACTCATGCTGCTGCACTTCTTAACCACATAATAAACAAAGCAAGAAGACCAACGCCTGTAAGTATAATAGCTATAACAGCCACAACTTCTATAAACTTACGCCTACGTTCTCGCTGTCTGTAAATGGTTTCTTGACGTTGTTTACGTATCTGACCTTCCATGCGTATTAATTCATCCCACGCACTCTTGCCCATAGTAAGGCTAATCCACTGCTTTAGCTCATATCTCTGCTGCTCTGCTTTCTTTTTAGAGGCAAAAGCCTGTATAGCTTCTTGCTCTACTGTAGAACCAGAGAAAAGCTTCTTGAATATAGGAGGATTTTTAGCTTCTTTTTCTGCCTGTTCTAAGTCAGATAAAGCACCCATCCAGCGAGACAGATCGGAGGCCATCTGTTCGATGTCTCTACCTACCGAAAAACCTTGTTTAATGGTTCTAAAGGCAGCGTTAGCTGTTGCCATAGCTGAAATTGGATCAATCATTCGTATATCCTCACGCTGTCTTGGTCTACATATTTAGGTACGCAGTAGGCTGTTACCCTGTCTTTGGGGTCTATATATGCTGAGTATTGATAGTTGCCATAAGCTTTCGCAACCCGACTAGCGAAATAGTTACAATCGTTTACATCACGAAAGTACATATCTCCGCTAGTCAGTTTACGAGAGTCTCCTGTACCTAGATAGACTAGCAAGAGGAATACATGTATCATTTTCTAACAATAAGAATAATGATTACTACAAGCAGTGCAATTTCAATCGCATCAACAGGGGGTAAGCCAATCATAGCTGTCTCCTTATATTTTCATAAGCAACGATGCAGCTAGGCCAACGATGATTACCGTTGATCCCATTATCATTGCTTCAAGCCTCCACATACGCTTGTCGAGGCTTTCTAGTTTGCCATGCACCATCTCATAACGGATGGCACATTCTTTTTCGTGAGCATCCAGTTCCATCTGGACTTTGAGTTCTGGTTCCATGACTTGCTGTAGCTTCATTAGGCAGTGTAGGCGTTACCAGCCGTAATAGCTGCATTAGCTGCTGTCATGTCTTCTGAAGTCCAGTAGTCTTTGGCTACCATGAGTTCCAGATGCTCAACATTCCTGTCTACACAATCCTGCTTATCTGCGGCATCATCATCTGCCATTGCCTCACCAGCAATGATAGCATTGATAAGGTCAACGCTGTGACCCATTGCGGTGTAGTTCTGTGCGATTTGTTCGCTAGTGATTTCGTCCATTAGTTTGCTCCTTATTACATTGCGGCAATTACAAAACTTAACAGTTGGTCGTAACGAACACCTAATCTTGTCACTTCCACTGCGCCTTCTGTTTCAGCAGTGTGCCAGTTTCCTTCATCGTCCACCGCCTTGCCCTCCACTTCGTACCAAGTGTCGCTACAGAACAGCGCATAATCTGCTGCGTCTAGTCCTTCGGCCTGAAACGCCGCCTGAACCTCTTGAGCAATGACGCCTACATGAGTACGAGCATTGTCACCTTTTGCTTCAACAGCGTCTCTCCAGCGAAACTTTTTGACCAGCCCCTTGATTGCGGTAGCAACTCGCAGTTCAGCGTCAGACAGAGACTCGATGTCTTGTTTTTCGTTTTGGTCAGATGTGTTGATGGTGCCACTGGCTGCAAAAAGCGCCGTCCAACGATGGCTACCGCTGCCCAGTGGTTGTGTATTATCTATTGGGTTGCCACCATTGTCAGCTGGCAATACTCCCGGCACAGAAAAATGTATTCCACCGGCTGCTGAATCAGTGGCTCTGTAAACGCTACAAGCAGAATTACCGCCAATCTCTAAATTAAAGTCCTTGAACCGCCAATTTGAACCATTCCAGTGAAGTCTAGGATTACCATCACCATCTGATAGCACGATGTTGTTGCTGGCTGTGCGGATGTCTAGGCCGCCTTGGTTGCCTTGAAAGCCACCGATGATGGTGTTCTTTGCGCCTGTTGTTATAGATGTTCCTGCACCTGTTCCGACAGCGGTGTTATAAGCACCAGTGGATGAGCCTAGTGCATTTTCGCCGACTGCTGTTGAGCCATTTGATGTAGTGTTTGCATCTAACGCCCCATATCCAACAGCAGTATTAGATGTGCCGGTGGTGTTGGCTTGTAGCGCAGAGTGTCCAGCAGCGGTGTTGTTAGACCCTGTAGTATTCGCACTTAACGCACCCCCTGTTGAGCCATAAAGTCCACCACCAACCGCTACGTTAAGTGTTCCTGATGTGTTTGCAGTCATCACATTGTGACCAATAGCGGTGTTGTTACTAGCCGTGGATGCGTACAGAGCCTGTCTGCCTACAGCGACAATGCCGTTGCCCGTAGAGTTAGCGGAAAGGGCTTCAGCACCAAGTGCAGTGTTTTGTTGACCAGTGGTGTTTGCGGTGAGTGCCTGATACCCAACACCTGTGTTATTGTTTGCGGTGGTGTTGTTTTGTAGGGCTTCATGTCCTACGGCTGTATTGAAACTGCCCGTAGTGTGGTCAAACAACGCCCTACGACCAAACGCAGAGTTATAATTTCCGGTGGTGT